CGCGCTTGACCAGCCCCTTGACCGTCTTGGGGTCCTCCAGCTGCTCGCAGATGGCTACCCGTTCTCCGGCGCGAACCAGCTTGGGCAGGTAGGTGTCGATGGCATGATAGGGAAAACCGGCCAGTTCGACGAACGAAGCCGACCCGTTGGCCCGCCGCGTAAGCGTGATGCCCAGAATGCCGCTCGCCTTGATGGCGTCTTCGCCGAAAGTCTCGTAGAAGTCGCCGACCCGGAACAGCAGCACGGCATCGGGATGCACCGCCTTGATTGCATAGTATTGCTTCATGAGCGGGGTTTCCACGTACTTCTTGTCTGTTTTCTTTTCGGAAGCCACAATAGGATATTGTATATAAATTCAATCAAGCAAAGATAACGGAATTTGGCAACTCCGCAAAACCGGGTGAAATATTTTTCGGCCTTTTGCAGTCCGCACCGCTTTAGGTAGGTCAGATTATCCCGCAGTCGGTGAATACCTTACGGTAGAATTCGGCTTTCCATTCGACGGGCCGGGGATAGGCGCGCGAAGAAGAAGGCATCCGCCACAAGCGCATGCGGCGCCCGGCGAAATCGAACTCCACGGAACCGCCGACCGGCGGTTCGTCGCAACCCGTAATGGAACGCAACGTATCGGTCGCTTTCTGCCCGGTAGTGACGATCGACCGGCAGGCCGGAATCCGGGCCAGCAGCGCCGCCAGATCGACCTCACGCACTACTTGAAGAAAATTGTCCGATGCATTGTCTTTCAGACGGATAACTTCGACAGCCGTGTCGTAGAGCGCAATCCCCCGCTCTCGGCAGAAAGCCTCGATCCGCTCCTTGTCGAAACGCTTCGCATCGGGCATCAGAAAATGGGTCTTGTCGCCCGTGGCCAAGTAGCCAACGATGCGCCACATGTCGTTCTGAAGATTGGGATAGAAGAATTCCATCGACCAGCGATGGCGCTGCGGCGGGAAACTGCCCAGCATCAGCAGCCGGGCGCCGGAGGGCAGGAAAGGTTCGAGGGGATGGCTTTCGCCGGGATTATCGTTCGGTTTCATTCGGACAAAGATACGAAGAATTTCGGATAAAGTAAGGTTATGGGGAGGAATAAGGTTAAGTGTTTGAGAGGCAGAAATGTTACCCGTTGATTCTCGTCGAGTTGCGAAAAGGCCGAAAAGCAGGATTTCGAAGAGTTGAGCGAGGTTTTCATTACTTATCCGCTGCCTTTTTCGGGTCGGTAAGGAGATCGCAAAACCTTGTTTTCGCTCTTGGAAAATGGTTCTGCACTTCAAGAAACACCGGTTTTCTTACAAGAGTTCACGACAAAGGTAGTCGTTTTACCCGGAGTTTCGCGAAAAGACGGCTTCGGTGTTGAAAACATAGTATCTTATTCTATGTTCTGCTTTGTTTTTCACGACTTCAAATAACTCTATATCAACTAATTTTGCAAACGGTTAATAGAGTTATGAATCACGAGGATGTAAAGGTCGCGTTCTACCTTAAAAGAAACGAATCAGACAGTGCGGGTCGTTGCCCCGTCATGGGTCGATTGACCGTCGGGCGTTCGGAATGCGTGTTCAGTGCCAAGATGCTCGCGCCGCGTTCGCTGTGGGTGTCTGGTCGTGCCAAAGGCAAAAGCACCGAGGTGGTCGAAATCAACCGACAATTAGACGAACTGCGGGCTTCAGCGCTGGCGATCTATCGCGAGCAGTCTGCCGTTCGCGAGCGGGTAACAGCCGAGGAAGTTAAACGCTTGTTATTGGGTATGGCCTCCGGGCAGGAGACGCTGCTCGACTATTTTCGGACGTATATCGAACATTTCGAGAAGCGAGTGGGCGTAAACCGCACAATCAAATCGGCACGCACCTATCGTTGCGCCTACGAACACGTCGTACGGTTTCTGTCGGAGCGACTGCGGCTGTCGGATGTTCCTTTCTCGGCTTTGGATCGGTCGTTCGTCGACAAGTTCGATCTGTATCTGCACACGGAGCAGAAACTGGCTCCGAACACCGTCGTTCTCTACATGTCGCGCCTACATACGGTGATTAACAAAGCCATCGCCGCAGGCATCATCACCGCCGATCCGTTCGCAGGGTACGAGCCTCCGCGTCCCGAGCGCAGACGACGTTATCTCACACACGAGGAGTTGCAGCGGCTGATGAGTACGCCGCTTCCTTCATCGAGGCTCTACCTCGTCCGCGACTTGTTTTTGTTCTCCTGCTATACGGGCATCAGCTACGGCGACATGTGCCGCTTGACCGCTGCAAACCTCGAAACGGCCGAAGACGGAACGGTTTGGATCAAGGCTACACGAGAAAAGACGAACGTGGAGTTCGAGATACCTTTGCTGGATTTGCCGCTACATATCATCGACAAATACCGCGATACGACATCGGACGGTAAATTGCTCCCTATGTACGGAAACTCGGAGTTGAACAAGGGACTGAAACACCTTGCCGCTGCTTGCGGCATCGACCGCAAGCTGACCTTTCACATGGCCCGCCATACCTACGCTACGGAAATCACGCTCTCGCACGGCGTGCCAATGGAGACGGTGAGCCGCATGCTGGGGCACAGCCGCGTCGATACGACGCAAATCTACGCACAAGTAACCGACAACAAAATCGACACCGACACGCAGTCGCTCGACGAGCGGATTGCAGAACGGTTTACGATTGCTATTTAATAACAATCAATTTATAATAAAGTATGAAATCTCAAAATAGGAAACAAAATATTGTGCGCCGCAGCACGTTCGCCGTGCTGTTCTATATCAATCGCACGAAAGTCCGTAAGGACGGCTTGTGTCAGCTCTTGTGCAAGGTAAGTATCGACGCCGAAGCGGCACAGATCGGGACGAAAGTCGCGGTCGACCCTGCAATCTGGAATCCCACGACGGGGCGTGCCGACGGCCGCAGCCGCAATGCCAACGAAGCGAACCGAGCCATCGACGCACTGACGGAGGAAATCAAGGCGCACTACAAGCGAATCAATCTTTCTTTGGGTTTCGTAACGGCCGAGCTGGTGAAGAATGCCGTGAAAGGCATCGGACAGAAGCCGCTGACGCTGTTGGCATTGTTTCGGGAGCACAACGAGGAGTTCCGCAAGCGGGTCGGCATCGACCGCACGAAAGATACCTACAAATGCTATGTACGCTCTTATAACCACCTGCGGAAGTTCGTGCAACAGAAATGCGGGCAAGAGGATATAACGCTCCGCAGCCTCGACAGGGAGTTCTACGATGCGTTCGACCTGTTCCTACGGACGGAACGCCGCCTGCAACAAAAGTCGGTGCACGAGCACCTCTACCGTTTGAAGAAGATGACCGCGCGGGCAGTCGATCAGGGGACGTTGCGACGCGATCCATATTGCAATCTGCATCCCGAACTGCCGAAGCGCAAAAGTCGCCACCTGAAACTCGACGAGTTGAAACGGCTGCTCGCCGAGCAGGTCGCCGATCCCGAACTTCGACGGGCGAGGGATTGGTTCATTTTCTCGACCTTTACGGGGCTGGCCTATGCAGACCTGAAACAGTTGTCGGAAAAGCACATTACGCAGGATAAAGAGGGTGTGCAGTGGATACATATCCGCCGACAGAAGAGCGGTACGGAATCGGTCGTGCGGCTGCTGAACGTACCTCTGCGGATTATCGAGAAGTACCGGGACGAACGCACCGACGAACGGCTGCTGCCGATATGTTCCTACCAAAAGCTGCAAAAGCTTATGTCTCGACTGGGCGAAGTCTACGGAATCGAAAATCTGACATTCCACAAGGCGCGGCACAACTTCGGGACGCACATCACGCTCTCGCTGGGTGTACCGATCGAAACCGTCAGCCGCATGATGGGACACCGACGACTGATGACGACCCAAATCTATGCTCACGTAACGGACAGAAAGGTGGACGAGGATACGAAGCAGTTACGAAAATTGTCCGCGAGCCGGAAACTCGAACTCTATGAAGAACCTATAAAAAACAAGCGCATATGACCACTCAACCCATAATGATCGAGAACGGACGGGTATCTATCCGTCCCGCCACAAATGGCGTTTGGCTCACGCAAAGCCAGATCGCCGACTTGTTCGGTGTATTCACTGCCGCCGTAAGCGCGAATATCCGAGCGATACGCAAAAGCGGAGTGCTGCACGAAGAGCATGTTTGCCGCCGCACCCGCTGTCGAGACGGAAACATCGTCGAACGATACAGCCTCGAAATGGTTGCGGCATTGGCATTCCGCCTGAAATCCGAAAACACTGAGGTATTCAGACGATGGATCGTAGAACGAGCGACGACACCCGCTATCGTGTGGAAAATGCCGACGAGTAAGGATAAAGTGTTGAACTGAAAAAAGACGGCTCGCAAAGGAGCCGTCTTTCTTTTACCTATCATACCAGATTCCGATTATCGAAAAGAGGTCGATACGCCTTTTCCAACATCTGCCGAACATCGGATTCTTTGTAAAGAGCCTTGCCTGAAATCAGGTAATAAGGCAGTATGCCCGCGCTCCGATAGTCCTGTAATGTTCGGCGGCTGATTCTCAATACACGGGACAGTTCGCTGTCGGAAATGAACCGTTCGCCGTTGAACGTCCGTTTTATGCTTTTGCTCAACCTGTCGAGCACCTTGTCCGTATGCTCCAACCGTTGAAGGATATCCTTTATGCAGGGGTCTTGCTGCCCCATCAGATAGTTTTTCATTTCGTTCGATTTTGCTGATGATACGATGATTTCAGAAGGGCTTCGACATCTTCGGGCTTGTAGAAGATTTTGTGCTTGATGCAGCTATACGCCAACAGCCCCTTCTCCCGATAGGTTTGCAGGGTACGCAGGGATATTCCCAGTATTTCGCATACTTCCTGATTATCGAGCCATTTCTTCAACCCCAAGTCCTCTTGACTACGGCATAAGGCGACCGCTTTTTCTTCGACGGATTTCACCCGTCGAATCATCTCGTCGAAGAGCCTTGTATCTATACTTACGATTTCCATATTATGATTCGTTTTTGCTTCCCGGACGTTCAAATATAGCCAAACGAGTGTTCGTATCCTATGCGTCATCATGTTGTGGACGCATGTGGCGTTGAAGTGGCCACGAGTGGCACAAAACCATACTCCCGGTCGTGCCGATATGATGCCGTGAACGAGTATGTATACGTTCGCGGCATTGCTTTTTCTCTCCGAGCTTCTCTTCCATAACCTTTTCCTCATCTTTTCGCCTGCCTGCGCAAGACCCTGTATAGAGCGGATGAATCTGTTGCAGTAGCAAAGGTATTTCCGGGCTTTACGCTCGTGCAAGATCGAGCCGGCGGGCGGTTTTGCGGGAAATCTTCCTTGCACTCTTCGAGCGAAGCGTATTTCCCGCAAAAATCTTGTCGTGAGCGAATCCCGAACCTTTCAAGCTACTGAAACAGATTCCATCCATACCGGCTCCGCTACGGCATAAAAAAAAAGTCAAAGGTTATGAGAAGCATAGAGAAAAATAAACGGAAACAGAAATCCTCCAACCTTCCACTTGGCATAGGGTCGAGTTGGACGACGTGGGTGCTGGTCGGCGCGGTGGCGTTGGGCTTCTACACGTGGGGCGAGGGCTTCCTTTGGGTCGTTTTAGGCTTCGTATTCTGTCGTAATATCCTGCTGGGTATTCTTCGGGGGCTGGTTTCTCTCGTGGCTGTCATCGGTTTCTTCCACTTCCTTTTTACTCGCATCTTCTAACACTTACAGACATGGCAAAGTACATTTCATTATTCGGCGGCACGACGACGGACACGACCGTGCAGGTAGTCAAAGAGAACCAAATCGTCATCGGTTACGGGCCTTACATGGCGATGAACCGATATGTAGTCTACAAGATGGAACATACTGCGGACGGCTACATGTATCATCTGCTGAACCTCGAAACGAAGAAGACCGACTGCACGGACATTCTGCAACCGCTATCCTGCCAGTACGGTATCGGCAAATACTACGACGACAAGAACCCCCAGTTTATGGACGCTTTCGAAGTGGCATTACTCGTGGAGGAGGCGGAGAAGCAGGCCGCCGAAGAAGCACGGCAGGCCGAACAGGAGCGGCAGCGGGTCGAGTGCGTCAAAGCTGTCGGGCGCGAACGCTTCGCAGCAATCCTGCCCCCGACGGCAAAGACCGTCATCGTCGCGGAACTCCGTCAAGACGAAAGCGACCACATGACGGACTACTTCGCCTATCGTACCGTCCGCACCGTCATCTTGGGATTCTCCTCGCATACACGGGACTTGTTTTCCGAAATGCGGAAATATGCGTCTAACCTTCCCGAAACAGCATATTTGTCCGAAGCAAACGAGGAGTACGAACACCGCGAGAAATACTCGATGGGCGCGGGCTACTATCTCGGCCAAAGCAAATACTACGGGTGGATTATCCACAAGACGCCAATATACAACCGCGAGCGGACAATTGAGGATTTCGCCTACATCGCAGGCGACGAAGCCAATATCCGCCTGTCGAACGCAACTGCGAAGCGGTCGGACAAGCGTCCCGAAACGGTCGTGCAGGATGATTTCGTCATCGTGGACTACTCCGATAAGGCGATTGCCGTATTCGGCGATACGAAGCCCATCAAGACGGAGTTATCCGCCCTCGGCGGATGCTTCAACAGCCGACTGACCCACAAGGGAGAGAAGAAGGCGGGTTGGATATTCCAAAAGAGCAAGGAGGAGCAAGTACGCCGACTTATCGGCAAGAACGAATAAGGTTGAACAAGGGGCGGGAAACCGCCCCGCAAAAAAGACGATTATGGTACGAGAGAATAAAGCAACGGACTACTTCAAGCAGACGATACGCACCTATTTGGAGCAACGGGCAGAAACCGACGAACTTTTCGCCGAGCGTTACGCCGACCCGAAGAAGAACATCGACGACTGCACGACCTACATTCTGAACCAAGTGCAGGCGAGCGGCTGCCACGGCTTCGCGGACGAGGAAATCTACGCTATGGCACTCCACTACTACGACGAACCCGACATCGAGTTCGGCAAGTCCATCGACTGCTGCGTGGTAGTCAATCACACCATCGAACTGACCGAGGAGGAGAAACAGCAGGCACGCCGCGATGCCATGAAGCGCGCCGAGCAGGAAGCCTATGCAAAACTCACCCAGCGCAAGCCCGTCGCCAAGAAGCAGAACGACGCAGACAAACAGATGAACCTATTATTCTAATTCAAAAGCAGAACACCATGAAACCGAAGACACAGATACAAATCGAGGTCGCACGATTGAGCCGTCGTTTGCCCCATATTACCGAAGCGCAGAAGAACCATGCGTTCCGTCATTGCTTCGACCACATCGGCCGCAGGTCGGCAAAGGGTGTCATCTCCTGCACGGAGTGCGGCCACTCGTGGCAGGGCGACGGAGCATTGGCCGACAGCCTTTGCGAATGCACCTGCCCCCACTGCGGCGCGGAGTTGAAGCTGTTGCAGACCCGCAGACGGGTATTCCGCACCATATCCTACTATTCCGTTATCACGACCTGCAAGCAGTATCAAGTCATTCGGTTCTACTATGTCAAGGCGACCCACAAGGTCGGGCAGTCTGCCGACTATTCGATTAGCGAGGTCGTGCAACGGTGGATTGCTCCCGACGGCAAGGTCGTAACCGTCGCCCGTCCGCGCGCCATGTCGTTTTGCTATTACGATTTGTGGTATCTCTACGGAGATATGGAGGTGCGCGGTAAAAACAACGTCAAAGCCTACGATATAATCCCGTGCGCCACCTATCCGCACCAGCGTACTATCCCCGAACTGCGCCGCAACGGATTTACGGGCGAGTACCACAATATCCTGCCGTTCGACCTTTTTACGGCCGTCCTTCGCTCGCCGCAGGCCGAAACGCTCTTGAAGGCGGGACAGATTGCACTGCTGTCCTATTATGCGAACCGCCAATCGTGGAATATCGCGAACTATTGGTCGGCAATCAAAATCTGCCTGCGCAACGGTTACATCGTATCGGACGCTTCCGTGTGGCGCGACTACATCGACCTGCTCCGTCATTTCGGCAAGGACACCAACAACGCGAAGTATGTTTGCCCCGCCGACCTGCAAACAGCCCATGACCGCCTTGTCGAAAGGAAGCGGGCACGGCAGGAGCGCGTGCAGCTGCTGGAACGCAAACGCCGCGCCGCCGAGGAGGAACAGCAGTATCGCGACCTCAAATCCCGTTTTTTCGGGCTGGTCTTTGTCGATGGCGACCTCTCCGTGCGCGTATTGGAGAGCGTGCAGGAGTTCATCGAAGAGGGCGACGCCATGCACCACTGCGTGTTTACCAATGCCTACTACGAAAAACCGAACTCGCTTATCTTTTCGGCGACCGTCTGCGGCAGGCGTGTCGAGACGGTCGAGGTGGCATTGGATACCCTCAAAGTCGTGCAAAGCCGCGGTGTTCACAACTCGCAGACTGAGCACCACGACAGCATCGTGAACCTCGTAAGGCGTAACATGCCGCAAATCAAGCAGCGAATGACCGCATAATCAACAAACCGCATAAAACATCCTAACTATGAACGTAACGATTGAGTCTTTCTTCTGTCCCTATTGCGACGAGGTGGCGGAAATTTTCCTCCGACTGATAGACACGATACTTCTCGCCGGCAGCGAGACCGAACTGCGACAGGGCATCGAGAATCTGAAAACCCGAGTTCCGCTCAACGACTATTTCGTCTATGGCTTCGGTGCACACCACTTTTGGGTGCACCAGCGCAAGGCCAGCGACCCGACGCAGCAGTTCAGACACAGACTATTGAAAACTGAATTTTAACCCCTTAAACAACGATAACAATGGAAACAACGAAGAAGACGGTAAACGGCGTGTCGGTATGCCCGACGGGAGAGGAACGGTACGAGTATTTCACACCTGCCTTCGCCCGCAGGACGAAGAAGTGGTTTTGCCAATACGACTACCGACATACGGACGGGGAATTGTTCTCCTGCGTCGCTCCGACTTTGGAGGAGTGCCGCCGCAAGCGGGACGAATGGCTGAATAAGAAAATCAATAAATAACTGCCTTATGAATTACGAAACCCTTATCATTACGTTTGCGGAGCCTATCCGCACGCTGGACGACTTTTTCGACGACCCCGAAACGTGGGGTGTCGAAACGCTCAAAGAGTGGGTCGATAACTACGAAAGCACCCGTTTCACGCCTATCGACGAATGCCGAGCGGTCATTACCTCCGAATACAATATGACCTCTGTTCGGGCGTGGCTGGTGTGGCATATGCCGATTGCGAACATCGAAGAAATGTAGATTATGGAACTGACTATCCGAGACATTACGGGCGAGGTTATCAAAGTGGATAACCTCGCCGCGGCAATCCGCCAATGCCGCGATTGCATGAATAGCCCCTACAAAATGCCGTCGGGGCATACCGTAGGCGACAACCACGCTTACATGCTGAAACAGCTGCTCGCCTTACGGAAACAACGGCGCCAACCGCCCCGATAACAGGGCGGCGGCATTACATACGGCGCAAAAAAATCGGACGGTTTTCATCGTCCGATTTCTCGATTGCCATGATTATCGGCTCTCATTCGGAGCAACCGATAAGTTCATTGCTTACAAAAGAAATTTTGCGGGTGCAGGTAATAAGCGGCTCTCGTCGGTAGAACGAGAACAAATAGCCGTCTTGAACGAGGATATGGATGAAGGCCCGATCGACAGTGATGTCGGTAATGTCGGCGAAACGGATCTCTCCATCGTTATGGAGCACCCCGTAATCGGGATTCGATGGGATGACGATTTTCTCGTTGTCTATTGTCAGCCGGTACATGTCCATCAACGGCCGCAACTCATCCGTCACGAAGCTGTAATCATTCGGTCTGTCTTGTCGTCTCTCTGCCATATGCGTCTTTTTTACGGAGGTTGCAAATACCATACGAAAAGGCGTGAGAGTACGTTAAATACCGGCATTGAGGTACAGCCAAGCACCTATCCACTCGATAGATAATTTCTTCTCACGCCGGTTATCGTATATGCTTGTGGCATATAGATACGACGATAAAGAAGAGAACTACCCATTATCTTGTGAGTGGATTAAAATTTGGCTGTTTTCAATGCCCCACTATAATGTGTTCCTTCCGTATGTAGAACCGCCCGACGACTTGCCGCATTCTGCGCTGTTCTGCCGAGCAATTCAAGTGCAAATATAGCGATTTCATTCGGCTCTGCGTGATAATTTTTGTTATTTTACCTACTATTCCATTTTTTAATCTATTATATCGCAGATTAAGAAATAGGCCAAAGCAATTCTCCTTTGGCTTAATTTATTTAATTTGCAATTATTTAAAACTTTTACATAGATTCCTCATGTGAATTATTACATCATATAAATCTATAACCATGTCTTCCTTAAATCTATTCGATGAATAAAGTATTTGTGCCATAGGTGTGTCTTCATAAACTTTTATTAAATGAAAATATGTAGAATCATGAATTTTTTCGAGGAGAAGTAATTGCTCTGCACTTAAATATTCTTTGTAAAATAATATTTGCTTAATCAGTTCAAATACGTTTGATTTAGTGGCGTGAAGAAATTGCAAGTGATTTTGTTGGAATCCTACAACTTGTGCATAGTAAGAATTTGCATACATATTAGCATTTGTAATAAACTGAGATAGTTGTTCTTTTGTTATTACGTCAATCAAATACCAATCTTCATCTTTTGCAAATGTTTGAACACAGGCATTAATCTGTTTTCGCAAATCTTCTATTTTAAGCTGTATGGCTGGTAATAATATTTTTTTACGTTGTTTTTGTGGAAAATACGAAACCAATAAATAAAATATCCAACCAGCAATATAACTATAAGACAGATTGAGTAATACCTGATTAATCCGGTCTGCATTTTCAAAGCTCCCAATGGTCCAAAACCATCCCAACCCTACGGTTAGAATAATATATCCTGCACATAGAGTTAATAAACAGAGGATTAAGTTAATGATTTTCATATGCATATATTATTTATGAACTAACAAAGTGGTACGCAATACTCCTTATTAACGACTTTATCCCGCATAGCTGCCTTATCATTGAAATTGCGAGAAAGGTTCCGAATCAAATCGCTATAATTATCCATTCCATTTTCAAACTGACGATAGAACACCTTAACGGAAATACAATTGGGGTGCTCGAACAAGGTATTGAGCAATGTGCGGTCGGAGTTTCCGCATGAATGTCCCATAATAACGACCTGATAAACGTCGGATTCAATGAAATCTAATACTTGCCGATAATTACCTGTTTCATGATAGCGAACAGACTTGATATTTTCAAGAAAATCATTGTCTTGTAGCTTTTCTATCCGTTTGTAATCATCGTCCAACTCGTCTCCATAACCGAAAATAATCGGATTCTGTTGGCTACCGAGTTCTCCGTGAATGTTGATTATCTTGTCCCAATCCCTTACATATAATTGCTTCACCGTTTGAGTATAATTAAAATTCAAGATTAAGGTACTGAAAGCCATGCAACTGGATTTTTTTGACTGTTCGTCGGATAGATGTTTCATGGCGTAGTGCATACGCTCTTCGTCTTGTGAGCGACAAAAAAGGTAACCGGGGTCTTTTTCTTCTTTATCTAATTGAACAATGTCTTTTCCATCGGCAGTAGTAATAAATTTGCTCAAAATAGAGTCCACCAACATTTTTCGTTTCCCTACAGCAATCTCATTCGGATCAATTATGCTGTTGAATGCCTCTTGAATAGAGGGAAACTGTTCTACTTTCGCTTCATTAACTATTTGTAGCAAATAGTTTTCAAGCCGCTTTTTTACAGCCTCGAAATCTCTGTTCAATGCCCGAACCTTTTCACTCCGAACAACTGCATCTTCTTCCGCGAGTAGCTCTTTCAATTTCCCATAATATTCGTTCTCGATGTCCACCCAGTTACTGAGCGAGCAACGACCGGAAATATGCTCGAAGAATTTATTTTTGAAAGTGAGTCTAACCGAACCTTTATACCTCACATTAGTCCCATCATTGAACATTGCAATCAGCCCTCGAACCTCATCGTATGGGTTTGAATCCGATTGAGGGTATGTTGGTTCCAGTGTTTTATGTTGTTTGCCTCGGAACACCTCGAATAAAACGAATTCGTCTTCATATCCAGAAGGAGCATTAAGAACCCCGTATTGTTCTGCAATCCAACGTTTATAACCATTGAATATATGGCCGGCAACGTTGATCCAATAGTTGTCTATAAAATCTCTGTATCCGGTTGCAAGACCATGTGCTTTGTCGAAACCGTTGCCTATG